TTTGAAAATAGAAAGAAAAAAGCTTCAGACGCTCTTGCTAAGAAATATGAACTTGGAATTTATAGTCCAGCATATGCTACTGTTCTAGCAACAGATCCCGAAGATGAATTCGTATGGAGTCCTCAGTATGATGAAGACAGTCCGCTACTACGCTCCCAAGAAGCTGGTACTGTAAAAGTTACGGCTGGTCCTAGTTTTACCAGACCAGATATGACACAGCCTGAAGAAATAACATCTCCAGCGCCTGCACGAACAAAAGAGAAAAAGCCTAAAAAGCAAAAAACAAAAGTTGCTTCTAGAAAAGTTGCAGACACATCATCCGCTACTCCACAAGAAGAACCCGCAATATCTGACTTAAAAACTGAGAACGAAGCTTGGGAAGCATTGAGGAACTACGAAGATACTATTAAAGATATTTTAGGCCAAATAAGAGAATTAGAAGCCTCGATTCGACCCCAAAACGCCGAAGACTACAAGTATTTTAAAATGCAACGTGACATTGTTAAAGATATAGAGGAAAAAAACCCCACAGCAGATTACAACACAAAATATAAAAACCCACAGTATCTTGAATTACAAAAACAAAGAGATGCTATAGAAAAAGAAATAGCACCAACTAAAGCTAAAATTCGTGCGCTAGAAAAAAGTCCAGAAGTACAAGAACGAGATAGGTTACTAAGTGCTGCGAGTAAACTTTATAGAGCAAGAATAGAAAAAGAAAAGGCTCAAAAAGATAAGTGAGAATAAAATGAATTTTAGAGATCATTTAATAAAAGAAGAACAACAGATACTAGCAGACTTCATAAACTTTTGTGAAGCCAACAATCTTCCAGTCACTATGGAGTCTGTTACTGTATACAATGAATTCTTAAGTAAAATGGGACAAGGTGCCCGTAGAGCTTTAGTCGGTGCAACATTGCCATTTCTTATGTGGCAAACTGGCACTGCTACTGCTCAAAATGCTAGAGGCAAATCTGCTACTCCAGCTCAAAAACCAGTAGCTGCTATGGCACAAAAAGCAGAAATTGCTGGCGTAAAGAAAATGGATATGGCTTTAAAAAACTGGAAAGCTGTAAACACTTATTCAACTTTAGTTACAAAAGAAAAAGAATCAGATCTAAGTAAGACTGGCATGCGTGGTGGAAAAGGAATGCCATATAAAATTATATTTGGCGGATCAAAAGAACATATGTACCACCAAAATGCTTTTGGTGTAAAATCTGATTTTGATTTCAGCAAAATAAAAAGAACGCAAGATTCAAATCCTGATTGGAGATACATTCCTGCGCTAAACAAATTTGTTAGTTTAAAAGATTTGCAAGATAGTGATTCTCCACTCGAAGTTCATTTACATGATTCTTATGATGGCAAAGAACAAGGAACTGTTGGAGAATTTTTTGGAATGCAACAACATGAGCTAGAAGACCTTTTCTCACAAGGCCTAGTACCTATTCAAAAAGCTCCAAAAATGCAAACTGTACCTGATTCTCCTCTTCATGGTTTGCCCAAAGTAGAAACGGACCCAAATAAAATTCCTGACGCACCAAAACAATATAAGCCGAATGTATACTAACTAATATACAAGTATGAAACCTATAGGCCCAAATGTTAATAGTTATGGTAAATCTCTGAACGACTTCAAGGAGTTGTCTCCGCAAGATCGTTCAGAGAATATTGATCCACCACCAGGTTATTGTGAACAGCCTCCAGATAATCAAAACAATCAAAATATCTCGCCTCCTAGCGATTGGAATTTTGACACTTTAGTAATTAACAAAACAGGAAATGGTAGTCAAAATAACTGCGACCCTATGCAAACGGGGCAGATTGTTAATGATTTAAATCCACCTAATAGAAACACAATATACCGATATTCAAAATCAATACGTGGCTGCGACGAAGCTGTAATGGATTTATTTAGAAATATTGTTATTATTGATGAAGATGGGAAAGCTCTACCTGTACCAGTCATATGGGCAACACAAGAAAGAGCAGTAGCTGCCGTAGTGCAAGATAATGTTAGAAAAGATGATACACTTGTAGTTGATCGTATCAAATTACCAATGCTTGCAATCAGTTCAACTGAATTTAATTTTAATCAAGATCGATACACATATCATCAAGCAATTAGTTTTATGAAAGATACTGAAGGTAAGCCAGCATTTTATTCTTCTGAAAAGTATAAAATGGATACTGTATTTGGAGTTGCTAGAGGCATACCAATAGATGTTGGATATACTTTATATGCATGGACCATGCAATTAGAAGATATGAACCAAATACTAGAGCAAATAGTTACTAAATTTAGTCCTGTAGCATATATAAAAGTGAGAGGGGTCAATTGGGAAGTTCCAGTAAAGTTAACATCTATTGCTAACAATCTAGAAACAGAACCAGGAGATCAAGCTCTAAGAGTAATTAAGTTTCAGTTCGGCCTAACAGCAGAAACATATGTTGCTCAACCCATTAGAAGAGAAAAAACTGTTCTATCTACTAGGGTTGAAATTGGTGATGCTGCCGCCGACGAAAATATTACTGAGATAATTGCAAGAATAGAAGAAACAGTTAAGGAGATTGGATGATTGAAATTAAAAATGTTAAAAGGCAACCAATACAACTAATTGTAAGATCAAGAAAATCTCCAAAACAATTCACAGTCTTGCATCTTCCAGGCATTGGAAATGAAAAAAATATTTTTTATTTAGAAGAAGAGAGAGCAACTGAATATATACAGAGAGCAGAAAAATCTGGTCATATAAAAACCAGACTTGTAGCAAATACATTTGGAACAGGAGAAAAACATGGCAATTCTTAAGGGTTTTCCACCTTCTAATACGATCAGTCCCAGTGTACGCATCACTGAGAAAGATCTTACATTTCTTGCAACAGCCCCTTCGGTTAATAATATTGGTATCGTAGGATATGCTTCTAAGGGACCAATCAATGTTCCAACTTTAGTAACCGACATTTCTAGCTTGCAAAGAATTTTCGGAAACCCACATCCCGCAACAACAACTCCCTACTTGATTTATGCTGCACAAAATGCACTAATTACAAGTAGCGCAGTCTATGTCGTTCGTGTAGCTGACCAAGATATTCTTAGTCCTACATATGCCAAAACTGCCACTGTTGATATTCCTGCTGCCGGAAGTGTAATCGAAGTCGAAGGCGATCAAGATGGCGATTTCAACTTTACACAAGACACTTACTTCCGCTGGAAACTAAATGGTGTAGAAAGCGACAAGATTCTTGTTGTTCTAAAAGATGATTCCAGACCATCCCCAGACACTGGCGATCCTTACAACGCTGCTGATTTGGTCGAAACACTCAATTCTCAACTAGACTTTGATGTTGATGGCATCGAATTCTTCGTAGGTGCAACAGGTTCAAATGTTGGCATTCGTACAACTTGGGCATACGGACCAAACGCCTCTCTTGAATTTATTGGAATCGAGAGTTCGCTAGTAGGCGGCACAACATCTGCCACAAATAATCTACTAGGCCTTGGCAACGCTATGGAGCCAGCCAGTCTAGTAGGAACAGTAACAAAATATCCAAACAATGTTTATACGCCTCCCGGTCGTTGGGACTTCCATGCCGTAACAAACTTCTTCATTGATGTTGTTGTTGATGGCACAGGAAATACAGCAATTGATAATATTGTTCAAACTGTAGATCTTTCTGCTTTGGAAGGTGCTGACTATAACATTACAAACATCATCACTGAAATCAACGATCAAATTGCCAATCTTCCCGGTGGATTTGTAGCAGTTGCCAATGCTGGTGCTGTTGAACTACAAACAACCATCAACGGCAGAAATGGTCGTTTAAGTGTTAAGAATAATGGTGATGGACCAGTAATTCTAGGCCTGACAAACCCTGTTGACGGAGTTGCAACATACAACCCAGTCGTAGGCGTAAGTCCTGCTGGGGCTTCTGATGACACAGATCCATTTGATTTTGGACTTCTAACAGGACCAAGCAACACTACCGACGCTATCTCTTTAACAATTAATGCAGACAGCCCCGGCATCGAAGGAAACTCGAC